CAAATCTCCAAAAGTATTTCTCATTTTATTATTGTAAGGTTGTCCCTCACCTTTAATACCTTTTGCTTCCATTTGTAATTGACATAATGGTCTACCTACATTTGACATTCTTAATTCAAAGTTAGATCTTCTATCTTCTTGAAACTGTTTTAGTAAGGCGTTTTTACACGCCTCACCAAACTCATCAACAAGTTTATTATCTAACTCTGCTGGTTGTTTAGATATAGAATCTAGATATTTCTGTACTTTTAAAAGTATAGTGTTCATTATGAAGCTAATATCTTTTCTGGTTCATCCTCTACATGTTCAACAATCTCTGCATCTATCTTATCAGATCCACTTGATTGTTTTGTTTTTGCAGTGTTATATGCATCAACAACCTCAGCATTTTCTGTATCAATAGATTCTTGAAAGACTTTTAATGTTTCCATATCATCTTCAGATAATTGTAAATTAGCATCTGCATTTACTCCTATCTCTGGTACATAGAAAACATTACCACCTTTCTTTTGTCTTTTAGTATCAAGAGAAAAAGTACAATTAAACATTAGTTTTTTTCTTTTCTTCAGTTGATCTAAAGCAGAAGTGACTGGTGAAAAAGCTGTACCTGTTACTCTGTATAACACAGGTAGATTTTCTACAGCATGTGGCTGACCTTGTGCAGTCTTACCATCTTTAAAAGATAATAAACCATAAACTAATTTATAACATCTAATAGTTCTTTGATGTTCTAATTGTTCTGGAGTAAGAGTTGACCTTTCTTTAAAGGGTATCTTACCACATTTAGTACCACCTAACATATCTATAGCTTCCTCTTTCCAACTCTTAAATATAATAGATCTATTTACATACTCTCCCTTATCTGCATCATAATGCATATATTGCATTGCACTAACGAATGGTCTTAATGTAATTGGTTTAGCAAAAACATTCTGACCTACATTAGAATCATATGTAAAGTAGTGACCCACTGGTAATTGATTACCATCATCATCTTCTGGTGTACGATTGATTGCTAATCTAGGTATATTATTACCTGCATTAGAACCATCGTCTTGTCCTATGGCTTGCATTATCTGCTCATTGGACATCTGTTTTATGTTTGTTAAGTTATTGTCAGACATTTGTCCTCCTTATTGTTAAGTTTCTTATACCACATTTTTATCAATTTGTCAAGTATTATTTTTTAAAAAAAATATAATATATTATATCGTCTACTAATCTTATACCCATAGCTATTAAACATATTATAAAAAATATTTCTAACATATTGTTGTCTCTCCATCTATTACTTTTACTTCTAATCCATCAGCATTTGCAAAGTAATCCCACTCTGATAAAAACTCATGGTTTTTATTTATATACAATGTATCTGGGTCTACCATACACTGATCTCTTAAAGCTACATACTCTAGGTACGCAGAGTATTCATCATCAGAATACTCATCTAAAGTCTCTAATGGTTCTATTTCTTTAGTCATTACCACTCCCTTGTTGTGTCAATTATAATATTACAAGTAGTTTCACCATTAAATCTATGACCACCATCTTCTTGTAAATTTTCTAAGAATTTATTTAATTCTTTAGATTGAATGCCATCATCAAATTTAAACTCTGATAATACTGCACCTTTTTTTTCTTTATCATTAGGACCATATTTAGTTCCAATAACTTTTATATTTACTTTTTCTAAGTACATTAGTTTACCTCCTTCATATTTAACCAATCATATCCTATTTTAAGTTCTGTGTCAAGTGGAACATTAAAATCAATATCGTAATACTCTTTAAGTGCAGGTATTACATCTGCTGTGCCCTGTTTAAATATCTTACTCATCACATCTTCTTCTCCAGGATAAACATCAGCCACAATAGAATCGTGAACTGTATTTACAAGTAAACTTTTTACCTTTTCTTTTTTCATAAGTTTGTATATATTAATACAAGCTAGTGGTACAATATCTGCTGTTGCAAAACCTTGTACAGGATAATTTTTTATTTGTGTACCATATGTAGATCCACCCCAAGGTGTTCTTTCTGCATATGGAAAAGCATATTGTCTACCAGTTGGTAAACTTATTTGCTTAAATCTTATAGCTTCTGTTTGTAGTTTCTCATGCCACACTTTTATATCTTTGTACTTTTCTAAAAATTTAGTGTAGTATCTTTTTTCATCTTCCGTACCAGTCACACCACCATACAAAGGTTTAAATGTATGTGCCTTTGCATCTTGTCTA